AATCTCTTACTAAAACAAATTTTTTTAAGCATTCACCACAATAATGTGTATTAAGACAATACTTTTTTTCATTAATTAAAACTATTGTTTTATTTAAAGCAAATTGCTTAATATGAACATAACTATCATAACCATGGCGATAATGTGTTTTAAATACTTCCTTGGTATCTTCACAACAATTAATATTAATGCAAAATGTTCTTGGTGAAAAATTACTAAGTCTACATGATAGCAAAAGTTTGGCAATTGACAACTTTGAAACGCTGTTATAGTTACTTAAACATGTTCTCTTAAGGAGAGCAAGATAATAATAATGTTTTACATGACTTATAATAATTCCAATAACATCATCATTTAAGTCGCAAAAAGTGATAGTCATTATATAATAGGCGTTTCGTATAAATAGTTTGTATAAGATTATAAATAATTGGATAAAAAAAAGAATCAATTTTTTTTATGTGTATTATATTGCTCTACTTTAAAATACTACATTTACTTGTTCACAGTTGTGATAGTTTTCTATTGCGTTCGAGTTACAACCAACCAAAACAAATTTTTTAAAACACTCACAACAATAATGAGAATGTATATTATAATATTTTGCGTTAACTATGATAGTTGTAGTGTTCAACGCATATTGTCTGTAATGTAAGTAACGTGTATAATAATAATTATGAATAAATGTAAAAACATCATAAGTGTCTTCATAACACTCCGGGTTTATGCACAACTCACGAAAACTAAACAAACCCCGTTTCTCAGACAACATTAATTTAGAAATAGCAAAAACACTAATTGCTTTATACATTGACATACATGTTGTTTTAAGTGCACTAAGAAATTGATAGTCTTTCATAAGGTAATCAAAAATAAGTCTATTAACATCATTAGGCAATTCAAAAATGTCTAAATAAGCAGACATTTTGCAATTATATAACATTAATAGTAATATTATTGAATACATAGATAAATAATAAGTGCTAACTAATCAATTTTTTTACACATCTATTAACTTTGTTTATGTAAATAATCTACTGCTTTAAGGATTATTTCTTCTTCGCTATTTAATTTTTGAAATATTATATTTTCATTTAAATATAATGTAATATAATTATGATTATATCCTTTTAATACTAGGGCTAATCCTTTGTCGTAAATTTTAATATCACATAATAATGCTCCATTTGTTATTTTAATAGAATCTATTTTATTTAAATTTATCCATCTTAAATTTCGCCCATATTTTAAATCTTTAATATTATCTATATACATGTAACCATTTAATTTTTTATGATAACTTTTTAAATCTTCTCGTTTTAAACCGAGTTCTTGTAAGATTTCATTTTTCTTTTGTTTTATTTCTTGAATATTTGTATTTATAATATTTAAATTATCATCGTTTTCAAGTGCTTGTTGTAATAAATCTATATTCATAAACTATATATAAAATAATTATAATTTTATATTTTATATTTTATAAAATATTATTTTTCAATTTAATATTTTATAAAGTTATTATAAATGAAAATAACATTCAAAAATAATAATTTATATTATTATCATTATAAAGTATTTAATTGGGAATTAAGCATTGTTTTAGTTCCTATTGTTTTTTTATTAATATTTTATTTTAATAATTATATTAAATATGTAAGTTTAATTTTCTTATTAATTGGAATAGTTGGAATTATTGATTCTTATTATAAGAGTAAAAGAGAAAAGTTGCAAGGTATTTTTATATGGGGGGTAATTATGCATATTGTTGGTTTTTATCCATTATTAGATATTAAAAAATACTTTGAATATACTAACATTATATATATTTTTGGTTTATTGGCATTAGCAATAGCATATTTTTTACCATATTGGCCTTATGCTGTGTCAAGAAACATCGTAATAACAATAATACTATTATTATTTTCAAGTTATATATTATATCATAGTATATTGAAAAAATAATTACAACATAAATAAAATAATAAAAACAAAATAATAAAAATACAAAATAATAAAAATACAAAATAATAAAAATACAAAATAATAAAAATATATAAAATAATATATAATTATTTTATATATTATGTTTTTTAAATTTCAACATTTGAGAGAAATGAAGATGGATTATTTTGAACATATGTTTATTTCTTTAAATTACTCTCTCATATTATTAATTTCTTGTATTAAAGCATTAATTCATTCATTTATTCCTGATTTATTTGTTACATCCACTAGTGAATGTATAATAGAAATTAATAATAAATTAGAAAGACATAATATGAAAAGATTATGAAAAAAAATTGACTAATCATAATTAATTATTAAAATTACTTATTAAAATTAAATATTTAATAAGTAATTTATATATTAAAACAGGACTATAAATATGATGGTAGATCAAGAATTAATTAATACTATGAAAAAAACAATTAAAAATATTGTAATGAATACTGAAAATATTACAAAATATTTAGATTTATATAATTTTCCTAGCGATTGTTATGAAACTATGGATGAATATATTTTAGATAAATATAATTATGAATTATTTGGGAAAAGTGTGTTTTGGAAAGAATTTGAAACTATTGGACTTAAAGAAATTCATAATTTTATACCTAGCATTATAAATATATCATATAATTATAGTAATTATTATGAAGTTATTAGTTGGATTCAAAATCAAGAATACTATAAATTAATGAGTTTATATGCTATGAGTACATCATATAATATTATAAAAACCAATATTACAACTATTAAAATGATATGGTTTGATAATGACGCAACAAGTCTTGGCACTCAATAATGATATAATATTATATATTATAATATATTATTATATATTATTATATATAATATGGTAAAAAAAACACTTAGACGAAAAAAAACGGGTAAAAAAAATAATAATATGAAATATATTAATAAATCTCGTCGTCAAGGACGAGGCATTAATTATAATATACAAAAACAATTAATTAAATTGTGTTATACACAAAGTTGGAATAGTTATGATAATTTAGTTCAAAATATTATAAGTAATGACGACTATTTAACAGACTTTTTTGAGTCTTTATCTAATTATAAAGGTAATAATTGGGAATGTTTAAAAAGATGCTATGAACAAATTCTTCCTCATGCTTTTGATAATGCTGTTGCTAATAATTTTACTTATTATTCAGGTCATGATATTAAACAATTATTAGTTAATTTATCTGACTATCCAACTATGCAAGAAAAATTAGTTTATATTATTAAAGATAACATAGATGTTCGTGAAAAGTTGTATTCTCATTTAAATAATAATATTCATAACTTTAGTCGAAATACTTTAAATAAATTACAAATACCCATTTCACAATTACAAGAATTAGCAGTACAAGATGCTTGGAAATATCAATCTTATATAAATACAAATCTGGAGAGACGACATGGTGTAAGTCATGTTCCAATAACTCGGTTTAGTGTTCAAGGATATTAAGACTTAATCACAATATGAAGTTATATATTCAATATAATCTTTATTATTAATAAAGATAGGAAGACAATGACTAGTAAATTTTCTTCCAAATAAGCATTTGCTATACATTAAATATTGAATTTCATCTTCTGTAATTGAATTATAATTTTTTAAGCTTCTTGGTGTTACATATTTATAATCCATACCTGCCCAATTTGTAAATGTTGTAGCATCACTTGCTATATTTGGAGTAGTAATTATTTCTTCTTCCAGTTTTAAGATTTTTATATATGTGTAATAAAAATATTCTGCAGGTGCATAAATAGTTTTATAGTATGTATTTAAAATATCATCTTTATCAAAACATAAACTTTCAACTAATTTTCTGTTTAAAATAAACCAATTATGTGATTTAGATATCAAAGTTTTATCGATTACTTCTGTTAAACTATCACAATTTGGAAAACATTGTGATTGAGGACATACATTTAAATAACCATTATGATATTGTGTTAATTTATAATATATAAAATCAAATGATTTAAATGGGATACATGCACCAGATAATATAATAAATTTATAATTATTTTCATCTTTGTATGCCTCTCTAAATAAAATGTTATATGCTAAGGGTATTGTTTGATCTTCATATTTAGTTTCAATACAATTTTTTAATTTGTATTTTTCAAAATATTTCAAGGGTTTATCAAATTTATAATGTATATAAATAGTATATTTATTTATATCAACATTTTTAAAAAATATATTCCATAGTTCATCGTTATTTATAATATCATAAATTAAAAAACAAAATGCTAGTTTTTTCATAAATATATTATTAGTATAAATATATTATTAGTATAAATATACTTTATATATAAACTATTAATACTTTTTTAATAAAAAAAATTGAAATCTTTTATTAAACTTTAAAAATAAGTTTTATAAAATGACAACGCAAGCACTAATGATGTTGAGTCTTGTATCGAGTAATAATATGTCAAATATGTTTGTCTTAAATTATTTAACAACACAAGAGAAAAATAAATTTTTACAACTTAAAACTCGACAATATGAATATACACACAATCACTTAACTAATAAGAGAGCTTTAATGTTAGCAAAACAGAAGAAAAATAATTATAATATTATTAAAGAGCATAAGCGTTAAATATTTATACAAATTATAAATAAAATCTTGAATATTCAAATGTAATTAATAAATTTTTTATTATGCTTTATAAATTTATTAAGCATAATTGTTTAAAAATAATTTTATAATAAATTTATATAGTATTTATAATATATATTATGGCAGCTACTAATTTATATAATGTAACTTTACATAATTTGGAAGGACATAATAATATGAATAAATCAATAGCAAATAGAAATTTTCCATCAAATAATTTAGCAATGAATTTTTCATTTAGACCAGTAAATACAAAATATACATTAATGCCTACTTATAATCATCCAATTGAATCCACTGTGCCTATGAATAATAATGCAGTATATGATGTAAATAATACATTTTTTCCAGGAACTAGAAAACCACATTTTGGCGGTTTTTCAACAAATGTTGATAAAGAATCTACTTTAAGAAACCAATTTTTTGCTTTACAAAAAGCAGATCAAGTCGCATATCTTCCAAATAGTTCAAGCGATTTATATGAAAATAACATTAATTTTTTAACACATAACAATAATTTAGACGCGCATTTATTATTTAAGGAAGAAAGTTTTAATGATTTTAATCCAAATATATCTAGTTCAATTGGAAATGAAATATTTTATAACTCAACACGAGTTCAATTAAAAGATTTAAAATAAAGTTTATTATAATATTAAATTATGAAACAAAATAATAAAAATAATAAAATTAAGAAGTCAAAACAAATGAATATAGTAAATATTGATTTAGAGCAAAAAGAAGTTAAGGAAGTTAAAGAAGTTAAAGAAGTAAAAGAAGTTAAAGAAGTAAAAGAAGTAAAAGAAGTAAAAGAAGTAAAAGAAGTTAAAGAAGTTAAAGAAGTTAAACCCATTGAGTCATTTATAAATAACATAGACCTATTATATTTAACAAATCAAGTTCAATACGCTAAAACAAATAAACTAGAACATTTATTAAGTAATAATAGTTTATTAAAAGATATATTTGATAATTTAGAAGACAATATTAATATATATAAAGAGCAAATAATAAAATACAATAATTCTACTTTAGAAAAACTATTGGCTAGTGATAATACTAATAATACAAATATAGGTGAAAAGTATAAAATGTATTATCTATTATATGTATTGAACTTAATACTACATTTAAAAGAAAAAAAAATGAAAAACATAATAAAAGATGAACTTAAAGAGTATTCTAATAGTAGTGTAAATAATGTAACAATTAGTGATTTTAATATAACTACTGAAACAATTAATTGTATGTGTCCAAATGATACTTCAAAAAAAATATCGAATTTAGATTTGTTTGTTGTAAGAAAATCAAATAAATATAATAAAAAAATACTTCCACAAAAAAGGGAATAATTTTTTTATAATTATATATTAATTAGCAAATATATAATTATAATGATTAATGTTAAAAACAATATATATAAAAAATTTACAAAAACATTAAAAAAATCACCTTTAAAAATGCGTTTACATAGACGAAAACAAAGAAAAACTCATAAATTTAATAAACTTAAATGTTCACCATATCAAAACAAAAATATAGATCAAGAATTAAAAGATTATACTTGCTATTCACGAAGCAACTTGCAATTATTCAAAAATGTATGGAATGCAAATAGTAGTGATAAAATAGTAACTAATAATAGTAAAGAAATATGGGAATATTTTAAGAACAAATTAGATAAGCAATGTTACGATGAATTATGCTGGTTAAAAAATACCCCATTAAGTAAAGTTAATAACAGTGAATTATTAATAAAAGAAATATTTAAACCTTTCTCTCCAGAAGCATGGTCAAATAAGCCAAATACATGGTTATCTAGTGTTGATATAATAAAAATAATGAAGCAATATGAAAAATCAAATAAGAATTTCAAATTTATTGGTCCATCACCTATAGATTTTGACTCTAAAGAATTATTTTCAACTTGTGTATGGGAGCAATTATGCAATTTTAATTTAGAGGAACACATAAGAAATAAAATTAGTAAAATAGGCGTAATATTTAATACTGACCCGCACAATAAACCAGGACAACATTGGATTTCACTATTTTTAGATTTAGATAAAAAATTTATTTTTTATTTTGATAGTAATGGGACTAAAACACCAAAACAAATTAAAGTTTTAATTGATAGAATAGTAAATCAAGCACATAATTTAAATATTAAATTAATTGCCGACAATAATGAAGGATTTACACATCAGTTTAGCGATGGACAATGCGGTATGTACTCATTATATTTTATAATAGAATTATTACAAGAAAATAAAACGTATAATTATTTTAAAACTACACGTATTAAAGATGAAACTATGAGAGAATATAGAAAAAAATATTATAATGAGGCAAATATAAAATTGAGCTCATTATTTAGTAATTAATAGTTAATAGTTAATGTTTATAATTAAAACTATTATTATTTAAAAATACTATTTTAAATAATATAAAATGGTGACTTTAAAACTTAACTACCTAAATAATTCATCTGAATTGTGTGAAATTGGAAAAAAATATGATACTGATAAATCTTCGCAAAGAAATAATGTAAGTAATTCTAGACACTGTCATCCGTATACATTATTTTATGAGTCTATATTTAAAAAAAAAAAAGATGAAAACTTAAAAATAGCAGAACTAGGCATATTACATGGTGGTTCATTACTTATGTGGAAAGAATACTTTACAAACGCTGAAGTATATGGATTTGAATACAATAATGATTTAATTAATAATTTTAAACAAAATTTTAATAATGACAGAATTACTCTTTCTAATATAGATGTAACTAGTAAAAATAGTATTGTAAAAGCTTTTAGTGAATTAAATGAATTATATGATATAATCATAGAAGATACTACACACCAATTTGAAGACCAAATACGAGTTATTGAAAATGTTTATGAATATTTAAAACCTGGAGGAATATTAATTATTGAAGATATATTTAAATCATATAATGAAAATGATTATATAAATCGATTAGCTCCTATATTAGAACACTTTCAAAATTATTATTTTATAGAATTAGATCATAATAATAGAAACTCAACTGGTTGGAATAATGATAAATTATTTATATTAATAAAAGGAGGAGGTCCGCCTATTTTTAAAAATACAAATAAATTAACAATAATAACACCATCATATAGAGTTTGTAATTTAGAAGAAATTAAGAAAAGTATTAATTTTGAATATATAGAAGAGTGGATTATTGTATATGATGGCAAAGTAATAGTTCCTGATTTAAAAATATTTGAAAATCAAGAAAATAATAAAATTAAAGAATATGTATATACAGATTGGAATGGTACAACAGGAAATCCACAAAGAAATTATGCATTAACTAAAATTACAAATCCAGATGCTTTAGTATTTTATTTAGATGACGACAATTTATTCCATCAAAATATGTATAATTTATTGGATATTATTGATAATAATAAATTGTATACATTTAATCAATACAATTGTCGTCGTTTAAAGGGGAATGATATACGCGTTGGATGTATTGATAGTGCTATGGTTATAATACCTTACAATTTATGCAAAACTGAAAAATGGATAATAGATAAGTATGATGCAGATGGTTACTATATTACTGATTGCTATAATAAAAATAAAAATGTACATATATTTGTAGATAATGACTTATGCTACTATAATAAATTAGAAACAACCACAGAATTAATCTTTAACAACCAGAGAATTAATCTTTTACAACCAGAGAATTAATCTTTTATGTTATTTAAAAAAGGTTGATAAATAAAAATTGAATTAATGTGTAATTTTATTTATAAAATAGTAATAACTTACATAACCAATTATGACAACAACAACAATAACCAAAAAAGTGCTTACTGAAGATTTAGGTAAAATATTTGAAATGGCAATATGTTTATATTATGATACACCCTATGATGGAAATTACAAATATAGTTTAGAAGAAGCACATTCTCTCAAAAATAAACTTGTAAATCTAAAAATTGTATTTCCTTATAATATTAAGCATTGTGCTAGTCGCGGAAGCAAATATGATTTTGAATGTATAGATGACTCAAGAATCCATTTAAGTGCTAAAACAACTAAAAAAGATGGCAAAGTTTGTCCACAAGTTATAGGGCAACCATCGCGCAAAAAGTTTTGTGAATTTTTTGAAATTGACCCAATTACTAGTTTAGAGCATATAAAATATTATATTATAAATAATATTGCTAATTTATTACAAGACTATTGTGCAAATACTTTTGACTGTCCTATACTATATTATAATAAACATAAAAATTTATTGGCGCTTATAGAATTAAAAGAGCATATAAATTGGTCAAATTATGCTGTTAAATTTAGTCATAATGAAAAAAATAAATTATGGAATGAAAGTTCTTCTATTAGCATAGACGGAATAACTATTGGTGAATTTCAAGTTCATAATAAACGTGATTGTATTAAATTTCGTTGGTGTTTTGAGAAATTGCTTACGATGTTTGAAGAGCATTTTATAATTAACAATTTGTAAACATATTTATAATTATGATTATATTTATAAGAGTGGTAATATTTTATCATAATATGTTTTACTAATTTCGCACCCTTTAAAATTACGTTTAGTATTTTTACATGCTAGTGCTGTAGTTCCTGACCCTAAAAATGTATCTAATACTGTATCACCTTCTTTCGAATGTTTTTTTATGAGTTCTTCAAAGAGTGCCAAACTTTTTTGTGTAGGATGAAACCTATTTTTTCCACCTTGTAATGGATAATGATATATTCCATTGTCATAACTGCTATTAAATGTTGGACAACCATCTTTAACACCTAATAGTGCAATCTCTCTACAATTTGTTAAATAATTTACTTTACTATTTCTTGGTTGCGGATTAGTTTTAATCCATTCAATAAATCTAATTTGTTTGAAATTATATTTTTCTAGTAAATCTTTTAGGTTTGTAATTTTCCATAAGTCAAAGAAGATTATTAATGTGCCTCCTTTTTTTAATACTTTATAATAATGTTCAATGAATTTTTCTAAAATAGTCAAAGTAAAATCACTATCCCAATTTCCATAATCAGTTTTAACGCAATATTTTTTTCCATATATTGAACCATATTTTATATAATTGTCCTTTTGTGAATCATCTTCAATATTATTTTGTTCTTTATAATTGAGCCATTGCTCTTCTGACTTAACTTCATTGATATTATGTTCTTCATTATATTTAACATTATTATAATGTTTATCTAGACCACTTGTTTTAGATATAATATATGGTGGATCTGTTAATATTAAATCAATAGAATTAGGGTCGAATGTTTTCAAGTATTCAAGTCCGCACATATTTTCAATAGTTATGCTAGCATTATTTATGGTTGTACTAACAATATTATTATTGCTAACTGATGCTTCGCTATTTTCATTAGACAAACTTTCTATCAATTTAACTAACTCATCTTTATTTTTAGATTTACATTTTTTAATTCCAAGTTCTTCGCATTTTATTAAAAGTTCTGACTTGGTTAATTTTGATAACTCCATATTATACTAACTATGAAATTAGTATAATAATAAATCAATTTTTAAATAAAAATAATAACTAATTAAAAAGACGCATATGATTTGTTCCATAATTTATCTAATTTCCAAATAGGAGTGCGTTTATTTAGTGCCCATCTTGAGAAACGATTAACATAATGGCGACAATCATTAATACCTAATATGTATTTTTTTTGCAGAGTTTTTTCAAATTCAACAACTTCATCCAATGTTTTGCTAGTTTCACCCCAATATATAGTTTTATTGGCCAAAGTTTCGGGAATATAAAATTTGTATATTTTATCAATTAATCTTACTTCTTTATTTATAACGCTAGTACTAGAAACTCCAATATTATTAATTGTTTTATATTCGCATTTTGTTGGGTCGCAAAATGGTCTATAATCATATCTTAAAACAATATCTTCGTTTTTAAAACTAATTCCAATATGATATAAATTTAATTCATTGTTAAATTTTTCTAAATGTAAATGAACTTGTGTTTTAGGATTGTATGTTGGTACAATATATGAAAATAATGTTTGAATAAGTAATAATAAAACAAACATATTTAACTAATATATGATAATATAAAAATAGATTTTAATATTTATATAAATATAAATATGTTTATATTTATATGTTTATATATTAAGAATGCAAAGTTGTTTAATATGCTTGGAAGAGTCTAATAATTTAAACCCAATAACTCATTGCGGAGTTTATTATGTTCATAGTAAATGTTATAGTCAATGGCTAATAAAAAATAATACTTGTATTGTATGTAGGAAATCATTAATAGATGAACCAACTAATTTACCTTTAGTAACTAGTCAAGAAACTAATATAACATCAATAAGATTTGTTATTGCAAATATTATTATTAGTACATCACTATTAACATTGACAATATTAACTTTATATATTTTTGTAACTTGTGATTTTAAAAAGACACATTGTAGATTATTTTAATTATTGAAAGTTAAAATAATTATTTAAAGTTTAAATTAAGTTAAAACTAATATGTTTAAATATTATAATATTGAATTATGTCTAATATATTATTAAGCGAACAAAATAAAGAACTTTTGTGGAATATATTGTCTAATAATAAAGCGTTTGTTAATATTCCAGAGTCAAAATTTTCAAACATAAAGGCTATTTTTGAAACTAATATAAGTAAAACATTTAATGAAAACAAAGAAATATTTATTACTAATTATAAAACTGGTGATTCTAAAAATATTATTATGCAATTAAATAAAAATATATTACAAAATATTATGCTAGACATTAATAGTTTTAAGAAGTCATTATTAACACCAGTAGATATAAAAGATATTTTCAAAAATGAGAAATCAGAAGAATTTGAAAAAGAGTTATTAGAGAAAAAGGTATCTTTTACTAATTTAATTACTAAAAAAGTTCCTGAAGCAATAGATTTTAGTGAAACAAAAGATAGCCCTTTGGAAAATAATAGCATGAATGAACTACTTGAAAGAATACAAAGAGAAAGAAATAGCGATGTTCCTTTTCTACAAAAATTAGAACTAGTAGATCTAAATAAATTTGATACACCTATAAATATTGAAGAAAATGAAAATATGCTAGAAAAAGAAGATGAAAATATTGCTACTAAAAAAACTAAGATATTAAATATAGAAGAATTAATAAATGGTTTATCCAGTTCAGCAGCAACAAAAAAATTTATAACTAACGAAAATAATAGCGAATTTAATTCAAATCTAAATATTAAGTTAGATTTTTTAAACAAACAACTAGAAAAGGTTTTAAGCAATCAAAAATTAATAATGGCCAAACTAAATATTTGAGATAAATTATTTATTACAAACAACATAATAAATAATTTGTTATGATTAAATTTCTCTTATACTTTTTGGAATCTATGAGTTCCATCATCAAGTTTCACTAATTTACCTAAAAGCAATAATTCATCTTTCAAATAACTATCATAATCAAATAATTCTTTTGTAACTTTATTGTAAGCATATTTATTACCATTTATTACTAATTCATTTAATTTTAATACTTCTGTTTTCTTATTTAGTTTCATGCCTTCATCTTTATCTTGAGTTTCTATGTTTGGAGTATATATATATTTATTTTCACTTGGATTACCTATTACAAAACATTTAACATCTTTTTCTTTACTTGTTGACCGTGTATGAATACTGCAATCTATTGCTGACTCTTTAACGCCTTGCAATAATGAAGCATTTATTTCCTCTTTAATGCTAGATATTTCATATAAATATTCATCACTAGTTATGACCTTCTTTTTATCTTTTTTAGAAATATCTTTTAATCGCAGTTCAATTGATAAATCACTTGATAATTGTGATTCGCTGAAAACCATCAAATATAAAAATACATTTACTGTTTGTAGTTCTTTGGGTAAATCACTATGACTACAAATACGACGAGCACGACCAATAACTTGATGAATTCTTACTGGATGCCAATATGGTTCGGTAATATGGACATAACGTACGTTTTTTAAACTAATGCCTTCAGCACCTGAAGAAGTAATCATTAATACTTTAATAATTTGACCATAAAAATTATCTGGGGCTAGTGTTTGAATAGATTTTACTATTGATGAAGGCACTAATTTCCAATTACTATTTAAAACATTTTTAATAATTTCACGCTCTTCTGGAGTTTCTGACCCAGTATATGCCGCATACATTGGTTTTCCCATATTTTCTTCACCTACATTAAGCATATATTCTCCTTTGTCATTTTTCTTCAATTTAAATTCTACAAAATTATTTTGTTTTAAAACCAATTTGAAAATACCTATTCCCTCCAATGTTTTAAATTGCGAATATAATAAATGAATGCCTTTGTGGTCATCATCTATAATATTTTCTAATATATGTAAAAATTTAGGACTACAACGCTGTAATCCTTCTTTTGATAAATATTTGTGCGAATATTTTTCCAATTCTTTTAATGCGTCGCTAATACGTTTACTGTAACTGCTATCATTTACTTTTGGATTTGCCAAGTCTTTTTCTAACTCTTTTATATCATCAGCATCATATTTACCATCTACATTTTCCAATTTTTCGGCAACAGTTAAATCATCTAATAGTTCCTCTGAAATGTTTTTACTAATATTTTCACTATCTTCTTCATTTCCAATATTTTCCAAAGTTGCTTCTATTGTTGCTTCGTCGCTAGGCATTGGTCGTTTTATGTCTGGTTTAGGGAATACAAAATTGCAGAATGCACGAGAAAATATGCGATATGTTGATGCACTATCGCTATATAATTCATCACCTTGTGCTCCCGTTTTGGTTTTCTTGGATTTTTTCTTTTTATTTGCTTCTTCTAATTTGCGTTCTTGAATGCGTGCTTCTTCATAAATACCAAATTGGAAATCACTCATGGGAACTTTAATTATTTTAAAGTCATTTGGATTAGCGTGGTCATAAGTAGGCATTAATTGTTCTTGAGCGCTTCTAAAATAAGAAGTTAGTCCAATTATGCGCATTTTAAACATAGATGGGTTATTTATTGTATTATTTGGATTAATAAAAAGCGTTTTAAAATCATCAAAATTATCAGGGAGTGCTTTATAACTATTAATATTTATTTTTTTATTAGCAATTTTGAGAGATTGTCCTTCAAGTGCTGACATTATTTTTTCCATAAATTCTTCACTTGTTATTACATCGCTTGTATAAACTAATTTATTTTTATTTGCTGCTGATTTAACATACCCAAAAGGATTTTGAGTAATAGCAACTTCATAACTTACTGAATTATATTCAATAGAATCAATAAAGTTTAAAATATTGGCTTTATAAAATAGTTCTTCTAATTTTTCTTTCGTCATAGTAACTTTGTCTAATATTAACTTAAAATTATAACTTCTTAGTGAACCACGTAATATATTAAATAAAATGGCTATTTCATTTGGGTAATTAATAATTGGCGTTCCTGTTAATAATATAATTTTACAATTTTCAGCATCCATCAAATAGTTATATAATTTCATTGATAAAGATGTTTTACGGGTTAATTTATTAACAATCCGACTAATAAAATTATGTGCTTCATCTATAATTATCACTTTATTAGAAAATGGATTCAGTGTGCCTCCATTTGTCATACCACTTAAGTGGGAACTGCGAAGACCATTATAACTTATAAATTGGTACTTATAATTAATCATTTTATCTAATTGAGCATTAATTTTTTTCTGGTCTTCAAAATCGAGCGAGTCATAATTTGGTTCTTTTTTTACATTGATAAACCAAGCACCTCCATTTGCGGTAATATATTCTTGTGGTAATTTTAATAGTGTGCTTAAATATTCTACATATTGAGGATGTGTTTTAGTATTAATGAATTCCCAATATTGATTCTTTTTATATAAATAGTCTCCGCATTTTTTGAGTTCTTCAACATAGTTATCTCTCAAAGATGCAGGTGTCATAATAAGAATTTTTTTATCATTTTTAATGCCTTCAGCAATTGCAATAGATGAGCAAGTTTTACCTGAACCTAAACCATGATATAATAACAATCCTCTATAAGGTGTATAAATATTTATGTAATCTCTCACGATTTTTTGATGAATTAAGAGAGAAAAGTTATTACTATCGCTTGCCGAACAACTAATTGATGTTTTGCCTAATTCCATTTCCTTTTCTTCTTTTAATAATTCTTGCTTATAGGGTTCAAATAATGAATTAATAAAACTAATGAAAATCTCTCTATTATACAAATAATAGTTAGGTGCTTTTATTAAAACATTGGGTTCTAACTTAGGAATTCTATTTAAATATAGGGTTCTACCAATACGAAGATCTTTTGGAATTACTAGGGTTTCATCTATTGTTTCGCCTTTTATTTTTTTGGATTTTGATTTGGTAGGAACTGGAACACTTGGTTCAGGCTTAGGTGTTAATCGTTCTTTAGAAGGAAGCTCAACATTTGTTTTTTTCATAGCTTCATCTGTTGGTTCTTTTATAATTATTTTTTCTTTTGTTTTTATTATTTGTGTTAAAGTATTTTCTGGACCTAATGTTTTATCTGGTTTTATAGATTTTGTTGCAGGTTTATTTATGCCTGGTGTAAGAGTTTGTAAATCGGATTTTGGTTCTTGTAAAATAGCATCTTTAATAGAAGGTTTTGCGAAAGTCGCTTTTTTCATTTTTTCATAATCTTTTTGCACAACTCCTAAATTTTCTTGGAGTTCATTAAAAAATTGCTCTCTATTTATTAGTTGTTCGCTAGTTTTATCAATAATAGTGGGTCCAACACCTTCACTTGGTATTTGAATCATAACTTGGAATTGTTGTGGTTTTTTTGGTATAGGTTTTATTTTTAATTGTTCCAGAGTTTCATTTATCATTATTATATATAATTAAATAATATATAATAATAAGTATTTTTAATATTTTACTTATTGTTTAATGTTAATTTTTATTTAATGTTTAACTATTTAAATAAAGTATTATATAATTATACTATAAATGAATAAATTGATAGATAAACTATTCCCAACTATGCCCGTAAAAAAAGAATTTACGGAACAAAACAAATTATATGAATTAAATAAAGAAGCAAACAAAATTTTCAAAAGGAAATTAAGCTTGATATTACGACTACAAAAAATGGCTTCATATGATACAGGAATGAAAGTGCCTGAAAATCCTATGAAAACATATTATGAGCTGCGTTATGAAGATACTAATTATATTGGATTAGGTTTATATAACGTTGGTTCCAAAGAACACCCAATACTTGTATATAGTAATGATCCGCGTGTAAAATGATAATTTTTATTTTTATTTAAAAGAGAAAAACATTTTTGTTAAGGTAGTTTCAACACAGAAAAGTTTATGAATAAATATTGAAGCAACCATTAATATAAAAAATATTAAATACACATTACTTTTCAAATAATAATTTATAATATAAGCAGCAACAAACGTTATTAGTGTATCAACCACAGCAATATTAAAAAATCTTAATGAATGAGCCCCTTCTCCTACTTTGCCAAATATATCTCTATATTTACATAAACTCATATTAATGTAGCAATATAATATAATTTGTTAAAACATATAACTATTTTTCAATTAATTTAATTGCTTGGTCGCACGCAATTTGTTCAGCCTTTTTCTTAATTTTATGCTCTGCTTTTGTTAAAAACACTAATAATTTGTCTTGTTTTTCCAATAATTCATGAATTGCTTTAAATGAACCTAATTTATCAAAGTTTACAGCATTACTAATTCTAGCATTATGAATATTTTGTCCAAAGCAAATATAAAGTCCCATTACATATAATTTATCATTATCATCATCGTCATCAATTTTAGGAGTTCTTAATTCTACATAGTCAGGTGTAATTTTGAATTCTTTTTGAATAATTACTTGCAGTTTATTTTTATAGTTATCATCATTATTAATCAAATTAGTCCAATCTACATGCTTTTCAAATACATTTTCTACAAAAATTTGCGCCATTTGTAGTCCGGGACCACAATTGAATACATTTTCAAACCATCCATATTCATCTTTAATAGAAATGCGATTAAAATCTAGGAAAATAGCACCAATAAATGCTTCAAATAAGCAACCTAATTTTTTTAAATTATTGCGAATATTTTTATCTTCTGCGTGTCGAGAAATAATAAAATATTTATTTAAACCCATTTCAAGTGCTAACTTTCCAATGTGTTCGTTTTTAACTAAAGCAATCTTTTTTTCAGTCATAAATCCTTCATCTGCTTTAGGAAAACGTTTATATAAATAATATTTTGTAATAAGTTCTAAAACTCCATCACCAAGAAATTCAAGACGCTCATTTGATTTGGTTTTGAGTGGTAAACAATTTTCCGGTTTGTCAGCAATAATAATATTGGCAATTGAATTTTCTAATTTAGGACGTTTTGTATATGATTTATGAATAAATGCTCTTTTATATAATTCAATATTGAATGGTTTAGTAAAAATTCCATATTTAGATAGTAATTCTTGAACATTGGTGCTAGTAACTTCATTATTATTACTATTATATGGATTAAAAATTAATTCTTCAATATTTAAATTACTAGTGCTAACAGTTCCTAATTCATTATCAGAATTAGATTCTTCATCACTATTAATATCTTTTAAGCAATTGTTATTATTTAAACTGACTTCACCACAAAACATATTTATTAAATAATATAATTATGAATAAATATATTTAAGACAATTTTAATTTTTATTTATTTTTATTTAATATTTATTTTTATTTTTATTTATTTTTTTATTTTTATTTAATATTTATTTTTATTTTTATTTATTTTTTATTTATTTTTTATTTATTTTAATTTATTAACAAAAATAAAAATAAAATAATAACTATTATTATAAAAAGATGCCAGGCAAAAGAATTTCTAAATTCGGTAGCAACTTATATACAAACAATACAAATGTCTTTGGTTCAATGGCAGGTATGAATTCAACTGTCGGTGTAAGACCAAATATCACAGGAATTAATGGTTACAAAGCATTACAATTAGGTAAAAATTATAACCTTAATAGTTGCGGACTAAATAAAAGTTATGCGGATAATAAAATTTGTGCTCAATCTCTAGGTAAAAAAGCAACAACCTTATATAATCCAGTTCGTAACAGACATATATTGGGTTAATTATTTATTACCAAACCAAATTAATATTATTAAACTATAAATAATACTAATTTAAATAATTTTTAATATACATTAAGTAGTATATTAATTATGCAATTATTAATAGATTTACGAGAACCTAAAACATTGGTAAATTATATTATTTCTTTAAATGAAACTGCAACTAATAAAATTACAATTGTTCAGAAAAATTTAGACATAGGTGATTATGTTTTTTATGATGAAGTAAATGCTAAAGAGCTATTAATTATTGAGAGAAAGTCTCTTGCTGATTTAGAAGCATCTATTAAAGACGGACGTTATAGTGAGCAATCATTTAGATTAAATGAAACAACTTTACATAATCATAATATTATTTATTTATTAGAAGGAGCAATAATTAAATATAATCCCAAATTTAGAAATACATTATACTCATCTTTGTTTTCTCTCAATTATTATAAAGGATTTTCTGTAATTAATGTTTTAAATCAAACAGAAACAGGAGATATATTATTGGCTTTTGCTTCTAAGTTGCTAAGAGAAAATAAACCGGGATTTTATAGTGATTTAAGTAACAATGAAAATAATGGTAATGAAAATAATAATATAAGTTATATTAGCACACTTAAGACAAGTAAAAAATCACATATAAATAGTGATAATATATTTCAACTTATGCTTATGCAAATACCAGGTATTAGTAATGTTTCAGCATTGGCATTAGCAACTGAATTTCAAAATATGGAAAATTTATTGAATGCTCTTAAGAGTGCTAATATTGAACAATTTGAAAATATAAAATTGGCAAGCGGACGTAAATTAAATAAAAAAATAATTACTTCACTAAAAGAAAATTTAGTTTAAATTATTATAAACTTACATATTATATAATATAATATGGCCTCACTAACACCAGAACAAAAAACATGGCGTCAAAAACAAAGAGACAGACAAAATATAATAGAACGAGCACAAGCACTAGCAAAAGAACAAGCACTAGCAAAAGCATTAGCAGCAAGAGATAAAACAAGAGCAGATATAATATCTAATAGTAGCGCCAGAACTAAAGCTAATAGACAAAAACTAGCGGAACAAAATGCCAAGAGAAACCGTGATAACACTAACAAGAGCAACTTTAAAGAATTATTTAAGACAGGAGCAGAAACACGAGCAGCAGCAGCAGCAGCAGCAAAAGCACAAGCATTATTAAATAGGATTACTACTATACTACCAACAATAGATGAAGAAGATGAAGATATATCAAGCGAAGGATCCACTCTAACAGAAGCACAACTAGCAGAACTAGCAGAACTAAGAGACTCAGAGACTATAGGAACAGTTGAATCGGGTGAAGAAGGCGATGAGGGTGAAGAAGGTCGAGATACATTACAAGAAGAATCCTCTCTAACAGATGAACAACTAGCAGAACTAGCAGAAATAGAAGAAGAATCTGGAATGAGTGATCTAAATGCAAATTTGCATCAAGGCATACTAATGTTACGAGAATCCACAATAGAACTAGAACAACAACAATCACAATCACAACCACAATCACAACCAGAATCACAACCAGAATCACAATCCAGAGAAAATTTTACTGAAGCTATTAAAAATATAAAAAAATATCTTGGTTTGCTATTTCAAACAATATCTAGTATATCTGAGACAAAAAAGAGTATAAAGTATATGTTTATATTAAAATATTTACCTTTACTAAAAAAATTAAAAATAATATTACCAAAAGTTCAAACTTCAATAGCTAATAATTCAGTTGATATAGGTTCTGGTATAGGAGTATCAATATCACCAACAATACAAGCACCACCATTAGTAGAACCACAACCATCAGGAGAACCACAACCATTAGTAGCATTAGAACCACAACCATTAGTAGCATTAGAACCATCAGGAGAACCACCAGTATTAGTAGCATTAGAACCATTGTCTTCTAGCATATCAAGTAGTTTATTTTTATTAAGTAGTATTTTATTATCAACAACAAATAGAAATAATTTATTACAATTACCACTGCCAGAACGAGTAGCACCAGAAACACAAGCACAAGAAACAATTGCATCAGAAACACAAGCAATAGCACCAGTAGCAGCAATAGCACCAGTAGCAGCAATAGCACCAGTAGCAGCAATAGCACCAGTAGCAGCAATAGCACCAGTAGCAGCAATAGCACCAGTAGCAGCAATAGCACCAGTAGCAATAGGACAAGTATTAAAACCTATTTTAGCACCAGTGCCCCCTAAAATATCAAGTAGTTTATTTTTATTAAGTACTATTTTATTATCAACAACAAATAGAAATAATTTATTACAATTACCACTGCCAGAACGAGTAGCACCAGAAACAGAAGCACAAGAAACAATAGCACCAGTAGCAGAAATAGCACCAGTAGCAGCAATAGCACCAATAGCACCAGTAGCAGCAATAGCACCGCTAGCAATAGGACAAGTATTAAAACCTATTTTAGCACCAGTGCCCCCTAAAATATCAAGTAGTTTATTTTTATTAAGTACTATTTTATTATCAACAACAAATAGAAATAATTTATTACAATTACCATTGCTAGAAGCACTAGCACCAGAAGCACAAGCACTAGCACGAGAAACACAAACAATAATACCAGAAACACGAGGACTAGCACCAGAAGCACAAACAATAATACCAGAAACACGAGGACTAGCACCAGAAACAGAAACAATAACACCAGAAACACGAGGACTAGCACCAGAAACAGAAACAATAACACCAGAAACACGAGGACTAGCACCAGAAACAGAAACAGAAACAGAAGCACTAGCACAAGAAACAGAAGCACTAGCACCAGAAACAATAACACCAGAAATAGCACTAGCAGCAGAAATACAAGCACTAGCACCAGAAACAATAACACCAGAAACAATAACACCAGAAACACAAGCACTAGCACCAGAAACACAAGCACTAGCACCAGAAACAATAACACCAGAAACACAACCACTAGCACCAGAAACACAACCACTAGCACCAGAAACACAACCACTAGCACCACAAACAGTATCAGCACCTGAAACAACAATAGTATCAGAAATAGCAAGAGGAATAGAAAAATTTATACCTCCATTTGCAAACTCAACTATGGTAGGAAGAGAACTAAGTTTAACTCCGGAACAAAGAAAAATGGTAAATATAATAAAGAATAATCGATCATTAAAAAAAGTTAATACATTATTATTGACATTACCAATAGATATTCAATTAGAATTTATTGACATATTGTTACCAATATTCAATAAGCTTAAATTTGATGAAAAAACATATTTTGATACATCCAAACCATTATTAAAACTCATAACTGAGATAAAAGTCAGCGCAGAAAGAAAACAAAAATTATTAACATTACCAGGACCAGTATTACAACCTATTTTAACACCAGAGTCTTCTAGAATACCAACTAGTTTATTTTTGTTAAGTACTATTTTATTATCAATAACAAATAGTAAAAGTTTAATAGCAGAATCAGTCGAAATGCCTGTTGCAAAATATATAAGAACTGTTATTTCGCCTCTTGCGCCAGGTTCTTTAGCACCAGGTTCTTTAGCACCAGGTTCTTTAGCGCCAGGTTCTTTAACACCAGGTTCTTTAGCGCCAGGTTCTTTAACACCAGGTTCTTTAGCGCCAGGTTCTTTAGCACCAGGTTCTTTAGCGCCAGGTTCTGAAACAATAGCTACAGCGCAAGATATAGAAGATAACGCTGGGTCAGGACTTCGACCTATAATACCAGAACTATCTCAAGAATTGATTAATATACTAAATAGTTTTATGAAATTGGATCCTAATACTGTATTGAAAGATAAATTACAGAAAATAGATAAAATTATTGATGACAATATTTCTAATATTGGTAATTTAAATGCTGAGTTAAAACAATTTAATATTATAATAACTAGTAATAATATTTGTATTAATATAGAAAAATAACAGTAAAAATATAATTAAATATATATTATTGCCAACATAATATTATATATTTATAATATGAGTAAAAGTTATCATAAAAAAAAATCATTAAAAGTCACTACTAATCAAACAAAGAAAAATAATTTAATAGTAGATAACTATTCAAAAAAAATGTTTAATTTTTATAAACCAATATTAAAAATATTAGAAAAAAAATCTAATATAGCACATTATTTAACTATTAAAGAAAATAGTATAATGCGTAATTTTTTAACATATATATTTTTACAATTTAGCGAGTTTAATAAGATTATAAATACTTTAAATATAACTAAATCAAGATATTTGCATAATGACCCAATAAAAAAAATAAACGCAATAATAAAAGACCATTTAAGTAAAAGTATATATATAGATGCAAATATAATAACTTATATTAGCAACAATATAAATAATTGTAAAATAATTAGTTATGAAAATACAATACATAATAAAAAATTTGTTTTTGATTTTGTTATTTATGATAAAATTAATATAAATAATTTAGATAACATAGTAAAAAATATGTTAGTTTTTTTGCAAATATTAATTAAAATATCTAAAAATTTGAATAATGAAGTAAACGAGTGTTCAAAAGATGGAATTAGTATTACTTTTTTTTTAACACCTTTTTTGAAAAAATTAAATATTACTAATGATAAAAATAAAGAAATATTAGGTGCTAGTAATGTAAATAGTGGTTTTAACTATATTTGCTTAAGTAGTGGTTCAATATTTATTTATAGAAAGCAAGATTTTTTCAAAGTATTTGTTCATGAATCTATTCATGGTTATGGAATAGATATGGCACTACATAAAAATTTTACTAAAAATAAAAACTATAACAATTTTTTAAATATGTTTGCTTTTGCTAATAAAGATTATACTAAAGTAGGTATAAATGAATCGTTAACAGAATTTTGGACATCATTATTATATTTGTGTATTAATAGTTACCAATATTCTAAAAATTTGCAAGAATTTATTTATAATTTTGAGAGATTATATAAAATAGAATTGGTTCATACTTTATATCAAATAAGTAAAATTCTTCATTACAATAATTTAACATATAATACTTTTATAAATAATTCAAATTCAAATTATAAAGAAAGTAGTCATATTTTTTCGTATTTTATAGTGAAAACTTTAATGTTAATAAATCATGAGCATATGTTAAATTCACAGTTATTTGAGTTAAATAGTATTTCTGAGGTGAATAATATTGAAACTAATTCAACTATAAATATTAAGTTAAAACAAGATGATATTAGTGTAAATAAATTATTTGCAAATTTATATGAATATGCCAAAGATCCATTATTTATTAAAATTATGAATATTATTGAAGTAGAGCATAGAAAATATCTTAACAAATATCTTAGCAAATATGTTAATAAACATATAAATAATAGAACACAAAAATACAACAAGAATCTAAAACAAACAATGCGTAAATTATTAACACATAAACGCAAACCTAGTGAATCACCAAATATAGAAAATTATATGTTAACTAATTTAAAAATGATGATTTATGATTATAATATATGATTATAATATATAATAAAAATATAAAAATAAAAATAAACTTAATAATAATAAACTAATAATAATATATGAATAATATGAATAATATGAATAACATTAATACTATAAAAGTTGATATTATAAGCAACAGCGTTAATAAAAAGAAAAAATATAATGAAGAAACCGAGTTAGCAGTTAAGAATAATGTTTTGGAATATTATTTTAATTTACCTATTAAAAGTAAAAAAGCATTTATAAAAATAGTTAGTGAAGATTTCAATATACCTACTTTTAAAGAATATAATCATTTATTAACAATAAATTATAGTGTTTCACAATTAAAGTTAATTGCGAAATATTATAAATTAAAAACTACTGGAAACAAAGAATATTTAAAAAAACGTCTATATAATTATTTATATTTTAGTTGTAATATAATTAATATTCAAAAATTTGTGCGTTGTAATTTAATTAAAAAATATATTAAATTACATGGTCCAGGATTTTATAATAAAAGACTATGTTCTAATGATGTTGATTTTTGCACATTAGACAATTTAAACACTATTCCATATAATCAATTTATAAGTTTTAAAGATATTAATGATCATATATATGGTTTTGATGTATTATCTCTCTATAATTTGTTTATGAAAGTTACAAAAAATAATAAAACCAGAATGCCTACCGAATTTAATACTAATACTAATACTAATACTAATACTAATACTAATACTAATACTAATACTAATACTAATACTAATACTAATACTAATACTAATACTAATACTAATACTAATAGTAATACTAATACTAATACTAATACTAATACTAATACTAATAGTAATACTAATACTAATAGTAATACTAATAGTTTATTAAATATACAAAATCCATTTACTAATATATTTTTTTCACATAATGTTTTACAACAATTATTAGAATATATTAGAGTGAGTAGTTTATTAAAAATAAATATTGAGTTAAACTATGATGATTTAGCACATCTGTCAATAAATAAGCAAACAGAAATGAAGATTCTAACATTATTTCAAAGAATAGACAGTTTAGGAAATTATACAAATATTAAATGGTTTTTAGAACTAGATAAATATGGACTAATTAGATTTATAAGAGAATTAGTAGACATATGGAATTATAGAGCAAATTTAAGTCAAGAAATTAAAAGAGAGATTGTACCTCCTAGTGGAAATCCATTTTCTAATGAGCATTTAAATGTAAATAATTTGCCACAATATAATTTTGCACAAATTAGAAAATATAGTATTGCAATTATTGATTTAATGATAAATAAAGGAATAAATGAAAATTCTTGTTTACTTGGAAGTTATTATGTATTATGTGCTTTAACAATGGTATCTAGTGATGCAGCAAATACTTTACCTTGGTTATATGAGGCAGTTAGTCAATAAATATTTTATAAATTATAAATTATAAATTATAAATTATAAATTATAAATTATAAATTATAAATTATTTTTAAAATTATAAATTATTTTTAAAATTATAAATTATTTTTAAAATTATAAATTATTTTTAAAATTATAAATTATTTTAAAATTCGTTCATTTTTAACCCATTTTAGCATTTTAAAAATAATATATTTTATAATATATATTTATTAATAAAACAACTTAAAAGAATTTTTTTATTATAGATTATAAAAATGCCACCGAACAAGAAAAAAACCGAACAAACAACTCCCCTTGATGTTGTCCCCGCAGAAGTTGCTCCAGTTGTAGTTACTCCTGAACCAACAAAGAAACCTAGGTCTTCAAAACAGGTAAGTGAACCTGCTGCTGAAGTCAAGACTGAAGAGAAAGAAACAAAACCAAGAACTAAGTCTACAAAATCGAAAGTTCCAGAAAGTGTCCAAACAGAGGCTCCAGTTGTAGTATCTGAAATGGAAAATGTTGTTGTTGCTAGCGATGCTTGTGATTACTCTATTACTAATGGATTTTCCGAATTTATTTCTAAATTTCAAACAATGCTAACCAGTTTCAATGCACTAAAGACTGAACTACGCAGTCTAGAAAAAATCACTGTTAAGCAGTTAAAAGTTGCTGAAAAACTAAGCAACAAAAAACGTCGCAAGGGCAATCGTGCCCCAAGTGGTTTTGTCAAACCATCGCTAATTAGCGATGAGCTTGCTAAATTCTTAGATAAACCTTGCGGAACAGAAATGGCCCGCACTGACGTAACACGTGAAATTAATAAATATATTCGTGCTAATAACCTTCAGGACAAGAGCAACGGTCGCAAAATTAACCCAGACAAGCAATTAACTCAGCTTCTAAAGATTGAAGATACTGTTGATCTAACATATTTCAATCTTCAAAAATATATGGGACCTCATTTCCCAAAAGTAGCTAAAGTTGACCCGGTAGTAGTTCCAGTAGTAGCAACTGCTTGAATCGAATGTAAAAATGTAAAAATGTAAAAATGTAAAAATGTAAAAATATAAAAATGTAAAAATATAAAAATGTAAAAATATAAAAATGTAAAAATGTAAAAATGTAAAAATGTAAAAATGTAAAAAAATAATCATTTAATATTTAATGCTTGTAGCGCAATAAATATTAAAAAACATTAGTATAAAAAAAATTGAAAAGAATATTTAATATAATTCTTAAGATATCAAGTTACAATGATGATGATTAAACAAGCACAAAATGCTATTATTTTAATGATGATGATTGCTTTAATATTCAATATGTTCTTTGCCATTAAATATGCGTTAGAGTATATGTTGCTTCCTGACTTGGTACCTTTAATTTGGTTTCTAGTTGCTCTTCCAACACCATATTTTGCAACTATTTTAATAGCACCGTTACTAAATTAAGAAAAATATTAAATATTAAATTTGTGGACTTTTTTTTCATACATACTTATTAATCGTAAGCAATAACTATATAAAAAATAAATAAAAATAAAAAATAAAAAAATAAAAAAAATAAAGATAAAAATAAATAAAATAAAAAATTGATTTAAGAAAATAACAATATAATTATTAATATTATATAAAACATTATGGCGACTATTGTATCTGGTGCTACGTTCAATGCTTCCACTGATTATGTGTATACGAAGCCCAAGTTAAATGCCAATAACGGTAAAATGATTGGTATTCTTAACAAGAACAATATGAAATCGCTGTATCTTAGCACCCCTCTTATGCTTACTTGGGGTGTAAATGAATATACAGATGATAAAACTGGAAAAAAGACATTTGATATGGCACTTCAATTTCCAAGTCAAGAATATGATAATCCAGAATGTGCTGCGTTTCTTAAGAATATGCAAGACCTAGAAAAACGCATTAAGGATGATGCTATTACTAATTGTAAAGAATGGCTAAATAAACCTAAGATGGTTGCTGAAGCAGTAGAAGCACTATGGACTCCTATGCTAAAGTATCCAAGGGATAAAGCAACAGAAGAACCTGATCATTCGCGTGCTCCATCGTTAAAAGTTAAAATTCCATATTGGGACGAAGTTTTTAAGAATGTTGAACTATATAATGAGGCAAGTGTTCAAGTATTTCCAAATGATGACAATAATTCAATTGGAGATTATATTGTAAAGGGAACAAATGTAGCAACACTTATTCAGTGTGGTGGAATCTGGGTAGCAAATGGAAAATTTGGAGTAACTTGGAAACTGTTCCAAGCAGTAGTAAAACCGCGAACAACACTTAGTGGCAAGTGTCATATTGTGCTAACTGAAAAAGACAAGGAGAAATTAACTATTCCTCTAGATGATGATGTTAGTGAAGAAGTTGTAAATAATGTAACAGAAGTTCCTGACAGCGATGATGAAGAAGTAAAAGAAGAAGTAAAAGAAGAAGTTAAAGAAGAAGTAAAAGAAGCAGTTAAAGAAGAAGTTAAAGAAGTAGCAGTTGAAGATGCTCCAAAAAAGAAACGCATTGTAAAGAAGTAGTCAGATGAATAAATTAAAAAATTAAAAAATTATATAATAACTACAAAAAAATAGCATAAGCATAAGATAAAAAATTTATATTTTTTTTTATAAATTTTTTATTATTAATATAATTATGATAAATAAATATGAAAAATTATATCACTTTTACAAGTATTATCTAAAATATTGTTAGTATTTATTTTTGATAATCCTTGATTTTTAATAGTGTAAATTTGATACTTGCTAAATATTAACTTGCTAATAAGTATATAAAAAATATGATTTTCAATATTAATAGTTATAGCAGTATTAGAATTTAATAATTCTATTATATTAATAAATGTATTGGTATAAGTATAATGAATATTATTATCAATATCTAATGTAATATTACTATCTAATATTGGGTCAATTTTTATAATATTATTTTCAAAATTCATTTCGTTATGCCATAAAGGAATATAAATTATATCATTATTAATTTCTAATTTATAAATATCACTATTTAGTAAATTACCAATATTAGGTGTTAAAATATAAATATTATATTTAGACAATTTATCTTGCAATATTGTTTTAATAATTGTTATAATATTATTAGATATAGTATTATCAGTATAACTGCTATTTTCATAAAAACATTCTTTTCTATATTTTAACAGAAAAATATATAAATCTTCTAAAATAACTATAGAAAAATTATCAAGCAAATTTATTAAAATAGTTTTAATATGATTATTAGCATATTCTTTAATATTTTCTTCAAAATTAGTGTTAGTGTTAGTGTTAGTGTTAGTGTTAGTGTTAGTGTTAGTGTTAGTGTTAGTGTTAGTGTTAGTGTTAGTGTTAGTGTTAGTGTTAGTGTTAGTGTTACTATTACTATTATTTGAATAATAATTTGTTACAAAATTAATAAAATTTAAAATATAATAATTATAATCATTATTAGTTGTGTATGTATTATTTAAATCATCAACATCATCTTTATTACAAATTATTAATTCTTTCAAAATATTATATGCTTGATTGATATTTTGAAATATCAAAGTAGATTCTTCATTATTAATATTTTTATCTGGATGATAAATTAAGCTTTGTATATGATAATGTTTTTTTAATTCATTATGACTTATATTTTTTATATTATGAACAGTATAATTTTCAATATTTAAAATAGTAATTGCTTCACTTATTTTCATTTATTAACTCTATTAAATATAATGTAAAACTTTCTAAATGAAAAATAGGTCTATAATTATTGTTATAATTTTTAAAAAAAATCAAGCTATTATAAATTAAATCACTTATTTTAGTATTAGGTATTAATTCTTTTTGTATTAATGTTTTTATTATATAATAAAAGCACTCATGACAATTTAAATGATATATTAATATATCATACAATAAAGTACGTATATTTTTAATATTAATATTAGTATTAGTTATAAGTTCTATATATGTATCACATATAGATTTATGATGCTCAATAAATTTTAAATTATTTGAAATATCTAAATAACTAAAAATATTTGGGTTATTTACTTTATAATAAATTTGTTTTATTAAATCATCATTATTAATATTATTTGCATTTAAATATTTAAAAAACTGTTTATTAGTTTTATTACACAATCCATACATAATTTTTTTGTTTAATTTTGAAAAATGTAATACTTTACACATGTTTACTATTTTGAATGGTATAAAACTTATACTTTCTGTTATTATTATATATTTTATAGTTAAAGATGAAAATAACTCTTTTTGCATATAATTATATAGTAAATCTAATAAATCATAATTAATTTTATCAAAATTACGAAAAACAATATATCCTTTTTTATTAACAGATGACGCAATAGAATTATATATAATTGTATATATATCATTCCAAGAAGCTTTACTATTGTATATAAAATTTTCTACATCTATTTCATAATGTATATCACTAATTTTTATATAAAAATCTATTTTCACTAAATTAATATGTAATTTTTTCTCATATTTTAAATTGCTTGGACTGAATTGTTGTAATAATTTCAAAACATTTTTATATTTATAGGAACATGAAGGTCCATAAAAAATATAGTTATTAAAATTTTTATCTATAACTTCATTATTAATATCATTTTCATTATTAATTTCATTTTCATTATTATTATCATTTTCATTATTATTATCATTATTATCATTATTATTATTATCATTTTCATTATTATTATCATTATTATTTAGATTAGAATTGTTACTTGTAATTGTTTTTATAATTTGTAATAATTCTTTATTAAAAGTATACTCACTGTTTTCATTTATAATTTCAATGTAATTTTTTTTTAAATTCATTATTTCTGTAATGTTTATAAATATAAATTTATATACATTTTAAATGAATTATTATTAATATATAAAACTATTATTACTAGTTTTATATAGTATAGTAATTTTATAATATGATATGTGAAGATTTAAAAACAATAGATTATGATGCCATAATAATTAATGAACCAATAAAAAATAGTGTTTTACAATACAATTATTTTTATAAATTATTATATTCTACACCATTAGTAGTATTGACTAGTATATTTACATTATTTGAATTAAATAATGTAATACTTGAAAATGATAAAGCAACATTTAATAAAAATACAATAAATGATAGTGTTTTTTATAAACTTAATCAATTAGAAGAATACGTATTAAATCTAGTCAACAATTCAAAAACTAAACTGTATAAATTTAAAGAACTACAAGAAAATCAATATTTCAAATATTCATTATGTGATGATATTGACAAATATAATAATTATAAATATGTTAATACTTTAGATGGAAAAAATAATAAATTTATATTAAAAATATCTGGTATATGGGAATCCAAAGAAAATATAGGATTAACATTTAAAATTATTATTACAAATAAATATATTAAATTTACTTAATTTACTTAATTTACTTAATTTACTTAATTTACTTAATTTACTTAATTTACTTAATTTACTTAATTTACTTAATTTACTTAATTTACTTAATTTACTTAATTTACTTAATTTACTTAATTTACTTA